GTATTGCCGGATGTGCGGCGGTGAGTTTTTGGAACGGCGGGAACAGACCTTCTGCCCGAAGTGTCGGGCCATGCGGAAGAAGCAGGCCCAGAAGAAATATGCTGTGCTCCACGCGAGAGGCAGGCTGTGATCCTATAAAAATTTATAGCATTGCCTCTAAACCACCACGAAAGAAGGTAATCATTTATGAGTTTTTCATCTAATTTTGAAGTAAAAGCAACTCTCTATTTCCGGGTTCATGATGCAGAGCTTTACGGCGGCCCCGGGACCGTAGGCTTCGCAAAGCAGTCCTTTGAGCTTATCCCGGGCGCGAAGTTAGAGAACTTCAATGACATTATGGCCATAGACTGCAAATCAAGCATGGCAGCGATGCTTAACGTTCCGCCTGAGAAGCTGGAGTTCATGACTGCGGAGGAATATGAACGCGAGAGCGAGGATGAGGACGATGAGTGAAATTAAGTCGGTTCAGTGCGCCAACTTTACCGCTACTCTCGGCGAGACCTTCAGATTTAGCCTTGTCCGAGAAAGCGGAAATGTTGGTGGTATGATCCAGACCGGAAAAGTACAGCGAATTCATAAGGCCGCACGTCGTATGGCGGTTGACCTGTATATGCCCGATTTGAAATGCACCCATAGCTATTTCGCGAAGGAAATTTATTATCGTGGAAGGCCGAGAAAGGATTTTGTATGCGAGTGATCTATAAAGCGCCAGGCTGCGCGCCGGAACCCCGGGACATCCCCAATACGCTGGAAGAACTGCAGGCTGCCGTTGGCGGCTATATCGGGGGAGTGGCCTTTGCCTCAGATACCATGGTGATCTGCAATAAGGAAGGACGCCTTCAGGGGCTGCCGCATAACTGCAGGTTCTTAGGTGTGGATTTTGTGGGTCCCATTCTGATCGTTGGCTGCGACGATGAGGACTTCACAGATCTGAAGCCTGAGTATTTTGCCCCGATACTGGAGGTGTTGAGCCATGCCGAAGCCTAATACTTACGTTCAGCTGCTGCAGGCGCAGAAAGCCATCAAGCAGCTCCAGTATGACAATCATGTAATCAAGGGCTTCACGGTGCAGCAGTGCCTTGACGTTTCTCTGATCGCACTGCACAACGAGTTCCATTTCGGCCCCAAAATGACCGCTCGTTTTGAATCTGCGTTCCTGGATACCTTCATGGCCTATGCGCAGATGTGCGTTGATGACGCCGCCGACGATCCGGAGATCGTCTACACCAAGGAGAAGATGGATCGGGCACTGCGAGCGGCCTGCGGTGAGAACATCCGCCCGTTCGAGGAGCGCTACGCAGTCGAAAACCTCTACTTCCGGGAAAAGCTGAAGGAGAAAAGTCATGAGTAAGGTACTGGGGTGGATCGTGGATGCTGCCATGATCCTGATGAACATAATATGGGCCGTCCGGTATGCGGATGAGGGTAACACAGCCAAGACGGTGCTGTTCTGCACCTATCTGGTGGTGCTGATCCTACTCATCAAGCTAAACCAGATCGAACGGATCCTGAAGGAATGGAGGGGCGGTGTGGATGGCTCAACCTCCATGTAAGGGCTGCCCAGATCGTCAGGCGGGCTGTCACAATACGGCAGTCTGCTCCAAGTGGGCGGAATATCAGGCGGCCAAAGCCGCGGAGCAGAGCAACCTCCCATCGCAGCAGGAGCGAGAAGATATGAGGGGATATATCACAGCCCATCGGACGCGGTATCTGCGTAGGATGGCCAATAAGCGCCGGAGGTGAGGGGAATCAAGATGGTGAACAAGGCGTATCTCAAGGCAGACTACGAGGCTACGAAGCACCTCGCGGGTTTGACCATGCGGCAAAAGGAGCTCCTTGAGGCATGGTTATACACAGGCCAGACTATGGGGCAGATCGCGCTCCGATATGGCATCAACCGATCAACAGTCTCCCGCACCGTCAACCGGGCAGCCGAGAAAATCACCAAGATAGCTTACTGGCACCATCGCCAGCGCAGACGGACATAACGCCCCGCGGCCGGGCTAAGGCCGCAATACGCCCGAATCAGCCGCGCGAGGCTGACACGGCCCAATAAATCCGCCTTTAGGAGGCTATCCATATGATAAACGATCGGAGGATCACAATCACCACGGGAGCCAGCAGACGGGCCACCCAGTGGCTCCCCCAGACTATGATGCTGTCTGAGTTCTATGCCCGTCTGAGCCTCCCGGCGCGCGGCGAGGAAACACTGGCAGAGTATATGGCCCTGCCGAAGGGGCAGCAGGATGACCTGAAGGACAAGGGCGGCTTCGTAGGCGGAACGCTGTCGGGGCCCCGCCGGAAGGCCAATGCTGTAACCGGGCGTGACCTCATTACGCTGGATTTGGACAACATCCCCGCAGGCGGCACAGACGCGGTGCTGAAGCGGCTGGAAAGTCTTGGCTGCGGGTACTGTGTCTACTCCACCCGCAAGCACATGCCGGCGGCGCCCAGGCTCCGGATCATCTTCCCCCTGGACCGTACCTGCACGGCGGATGAATATGAGCCCCTCGCCCGCAAGATGGCCGATGTAATCGGTATGGAGCTGGCGGACCAGACTACCTTTGAGGCCGTGCGGCTCATGTACTGGCCCAGCTGCTGTAAGGACAGCC